CGGGTGGATTAAATTTTTATAGAAGTGGTACAAGAGATAGAATTGAACCATTAAACATTGGTGCAAATAATCCATTAGGTTTAAACATGGAAGAGCAAAGAAGAGATGCTATTAGAGGTGTGTTTTACGTGAACCAGTTAATGATGCAGAATGGTCCACAAATGACAGCAACAGAAGTTATACAAAGAAATGAAGAGAAGATGAGACTATTAGGTCCTGTTCTTGGTAGACTACAATCTGAATTACTCCAACCACTTATTGACAGAGTGTTTAATATTTTATTAAGAAACAATCAATTTGCTCCAGCACCAGAATCTTTATCTGGTGTTAATATAGATATTGAATATGTTTCGCCTTTAGCTAAAGCACAGAAATCCACAGAACTTCAATCTATTATGAGAGGTATTGAAATACTTGGAAGTTTAGCTAATGTAGCACCTGTATTTGATTATGTTAATTTTGATAATTTAGTTAAGCACGTTGCCGATATAGTTGGTATGCCACAAAAATTATTAAAATCACAAGGTCAAGTAACAGCAATGAGAAATGAACAACAACAACAAAAACAGGAGCAAATGCAGATGCAACAAGCTCAACAAGCAGCTCAGATGGCAGGAGCAGCAGCACCACTTGCTAAAGCCTTACCAGAAGAAGCTAAAGCTATTGTAAATGCTGAAACAGAATAATGGGTCAAGCAAAAGATAAAGAACAAAACTTTCAAAAATATTTAGAAACAGTAAAAAACAATTACAAATATATATTCGGAACAGACGAAGGTAAACAAGTAATGTCTGATTTAGAAAAGAGATGTCATTATCATACTACCACTAATATAAAAGGTGATAGCCATGAAAGTGCATATATGGAAGGTCAACGTAGCATCCTTCTTTTTATAAAAGCAATGCTACAAAATGAAAATGAAAAGGATAGATAACTATGTCATCAGAACAGATAACGGAGCAAACAGCTTCGCCTGTAGAAACGACACCAACTACAGAACCAACAGAAGTAAAAGCAACAATAGCTAGTGTTGCAACAGGTGATACACCCGTATCATCAACAACAGAACCACAACCAATAACAACAACTGCTAAATCTTGGAAGGAAGCAATTTCTGAAGAGTTTAGAACTAACCCCAATATAGAAAAGTTTACAGAGATAGATGCACTTGCAAAGTCATACATCAATGCAACACAAATGATTGGACAAGATAAAGTTGCTGTACCAAATAAAAACTCAACTGAAGATCAATGGAATGAAGTGTATGATAAATTAGGCAGACCAGAATCTGCTGACAAATATTTACTTGATATTAAATCTGATGTAGTTCCATTTGACGATGGTGCAGTAAAACAATTTGCTGAAAATGCACACAAGCTAGGTTTAAGTAATAAACAAGCTCAAGGTGTTTTAGAGTTTTATAAAAACAGCATGGAAGGTACAGCTCAACAATCACAAGTAGATGTAGAAACTTCTCAAGTCCAAGCAGAACAAGAGTTAAGAAAAGAATGGGGTAGAGAATTTGAATCTAATGTTCAAAGAGCTGGTGCATTAGCTAAAGCTAATTTGAATACAGAAATACTTGATCTCGAACTTAAAAATGGAATGAGAGTAGGAGACCATCCAGAACTTATTAAAGGTTTTGCTAAGATAGCTTCTTTATTAACTGAAGATAAAATTATATCATCAGATGATGCAGCGGCATCTAATAGTTTAGATTTAGAATCTGAAATAGCATCTATAACTAATAATACTGATGGACCTTACTGGAATAAATCACATCCAGATCACGATAGAGTAGTTCAGCAAGTTTACACATTAAGAGAAATGTTAAACAAATAATATTTTAACCCCTTGTATTTTTTTCTTAATTAATGTAAGGGGTTATTAGTAGGACAATTCGCAAGAACCTTACTGACAATAGGATAGACTATGGTCTAACAGACCTTAAATGCAAGAGATGCCTGTCGTTTGGCGGAGAACTTTTCTGAAAATACATATCGTTAACAACAAATAAATGGAGACAAAAATATGTCATCACAAATAACTACAGCATTTGTACAGCAGTATTCTGCTAACATACAAATGTTATCCCAACAAATGGGTTCGTTGTTAAGAGACAGAGTTAGATTAGAAAGTGTCGTTGGAAAAAACGCATTTTTTGATCAAGTTGGCTCAGTAACTGCTGTTCTTAGAACTAGCAGACATTCGGACACTCCTCAAATAGACACTCCTCACGCAAGAAGAAGAGTATCTCTTGGAGATTACGAATTTGCTGATCTGATTGACCAACAAGATAAGGTCCGTCTTTTAATAGACCCTACATCATCTTATGCTCAAGCCGCTGCTATGGCAATGGGGAGATCAATGGATGATGTTATAATCGCAGCTGCACTTGGAACTGCCTTCACAGGCGAAACTGGTGCAACTTCAGTAGCATTACCTGCCGGTCAAAAGATTGTGCATGGTGGTGTTGGTTTAACATTGACAAAACTAATTCAAGCGAAAGCTACATTAGATAAAGCGGATGTTGACCCTTCAATCCCTAGACACATAATTGTTTCTCCGGAACAATTACAAGACTTACTAGGAAATACAACAGTAACTTCAAGTGATTTCAATACAGTAAAAGCACTTGTTCAAGGTGAAATCAATTCTTTCTTAGGATTCAATTTCAGAGTATCAAACAGATTACCAAAAACTGGAACGACTAGATCGTGCATAGCTTATGCACAAGATGGTTTGTTACTTGGTGTTGGTAAAGATGTTAATGCTAGAATTGACGAAAGAGCTGACAAATCTTATGCCACTCAAGTTTACTACTGCATGAGCATTGGTGCAACTAGAATGGAAGAAGTTAAAGTTGTCGAAGTACAAGCAACAGAAGACTAATAGAAAAGGATAAATACACATGGCAAACTCGATACAATACGCAAAAATAGTTAGTGTTCCTTCTCAAAAAGTGAACACAACTGAACTTGCCGGTAGAGTAAGAATTGCATTTGCAGAGTACGAAGCAGATGCAGAACAATCTACTGTCAATATGTTTGTTTTACCAAATGGTGCAAGAATCACCGAAGGTAGACTAGGACATGATGCAATGGGAAGTGGTACAACAATATCAGTAGGATTCGCAGCTCATAAAAAAGCTGACGGAACTGATGTATCTGCTTCTGCTGCTGCTTATTTAGCAGCAACAGCTTCAACAGGTGCTGTTGGACACGACATTGCAAACACAATAGCTTTGGGTGAAAACTCATTAGTTAATGCGGATGGTGATGGAATGATTGTTACTGCTACTTTAGGTGGCGGTAATCATACAAATACCGTTCAACTTAGATTATACTACGTAGTAGATTAATCTAATAGCATACAAAATTAATGGGGGAGCAATCCCCCATTTTTTAATATATAAACAATGGAGATAACATGAGCTTATACAAAAACATAAACGCAAGAAAAAAAGCAGGAACTTCAAGACCTAAGTCAAAATCAACTATATCAGCTAAAGCATATAAAAATATGAAAGCTGGTTTTCCAAAGAAGAAAAAAACATAACACATGGCATCAGTAGTAGACATTTGTAATGGAGCATTAAATCAACTAGGTGGAACAACTATTCTTTCACTAACAGAAGATTCAAAAAATGCTAGAATTTGTAATGCAAGATATACTCAAGTTAGAGACGCATTATTTAGAACACACCCATGGAATTGTTTACAAGTAAGAGCATCACTAGCAAAAGACGCAACTGCTCCAGCTTGGGGTTTTAGTTCTGCTTTTACTTTACCTGCTGATTGTTTAAGATTATTATACATAGTAGACTTTGATTCTAACCACAAAGTAGAAGGTAGAAAAATTTTAAGCAATACAGGAACAATGAAAATTTTATACATTTCAAGAGTTACCGATCCAAATGAATACGATGAATTATTAAGAGAAACTTTATCTGCTACTTTAGCAGCTGATATTGCTTATAATATTACATCATCTAATCCGGTGGCACAAAATATGTACACACTATTTCAAGATAAATTAAGAGATGCTAGATTTGTAGATTCAACAGAAGGTCAAAACAATGCACCCGATCTTGGAATGACAGATTCACTACAGGCTAGTACTTTTATTAACTCAAGGTTTTAATAAATGGCACGAGTTGCAGTACAGCTTACTAACTTTACAGGTGGCGAACTTTCGCCAAGATTAGATGGTCGTAATGATCTTGCT